ATTAATATAACCAATGCTGGTCTTGGATATAGCACTGCTCCTACATTAACTATTGCTGATCCTGCTCTTGATAATACTGGTAATTATAAGTTTAATGAGATTGTCACTGGACAGACAAGTGGAACTACTGCAAGAGTCAGAACATGGAATGCTACAACTAATGTAATAGAATTAGCATCAGTAGATGGAACATGGACAAGGGGTGAAAAATTATTAGGTGAGACCTCAGGTGCTACTCATACAGTTAGAGAGATTGATTTAGATCCTACAGACGATGGATTTGCTGATAATTTAGAAATAGAAACGCAAGCAGATGCTATTTTGGACTTTACAGAACAAAACCCATTTGGTACTCCATAAATATTTGTGTTATAATATAATTATTTTGTGATAATGCCAAAACAACAAACACTTAAATTTACTATTAGACAGGACGGTCATGTAACTGAAGAAGTTATTGGGGCTGCTTCTGCAGAGTGTTTGGAACTTACTGAACAAATAGATAATAAATTGGGAGTTTTAGAAACTCGTCAATTTAAACCTGAATTTTATCAACCTGCGATTGTTAACGAACATGTCTCACTTCAGCACAATAAAGACCAAGATCAAAAATAAACCTGAACTTATAGAAGCACTTCAACTTCTTCAATATGAAGTTCAAGAGAATCAAGAATTAATAAATCCTATTGATCATCAACATGAAAAAGTAAAAGTAGATATCTCTATAGGAAATGATATTGGATTTCGTTTGAATAATAATGGTGAGTATGAACTGGTAGCAGATATACAAACTTGGAAGGATCCAGTTCCCCCGAAAAGATTTGTTGAAAAAGTAACTCAACAATATGCTCGTATGACAGTTCATAATCAAGTTAAAGAAATGGGATTTAAAGTAGAAGAGGAGTGGGAGATGGATGATAATTCCATAGAATTAGTGGTTACCCGTTGGGTATAAATATATTATACTAGGACTAGAATCATGTTTGAGTATTTTTATAACGAGATTCTGAGAAGGACTATCATATCATTTGGTACTCTTTTTAATGGAATTACCGTAAAGCAAGAAGGATCTGAGATACGAGTTCCTTTGGCATATGGTCCTACCCAGAAATTTTTAGCTCGTTTAAACCAAACACCAGATTTAAATAAAGCGACAGCAATTACTTTGCCTCGAATGTCCTTTGAGTTTACTGGTCTTACATATGATCCTACAAGGAAGGTAACAACAACTCAACAGTTTACAGTAAAAGATCCTAATGATGGAACTGAGACTAAGAAATCATATATGCCAGTTCCTTATAATATGCAATTTGAACTTGCTATTATGTGTAAGTTGAATGATGATGCACTACAAATTACAGAACAAATACTTCCATATTTCCAACCAGCGTATAATGTTACGGTTACTTTAGTTGGAAATATTAAAGAGAAAAGAGATATTCCAATTGTATTAGAAAATATTACAATGCAGGATGATTATGAGGGAGATTTTGAAAGTAGAAGAGTTCTTCTTTATACATTAAGATTTACTGCAAAGACCTACATGTTTGGTCCATCCTCTACTGCTACTGGAGATATTGTTAAGAGTGTTAGAGTTAGTTACCTTTCTGGTACAGATACTACAAATACACAAAGAGATCTTACATACAGGGTTACTCCAAGAGCAACTAAGAGTTATGGTGGTCCTATAACTACTACCCTAGATGAAGATGTTGATCTTACAGAAGTAGAAATTAAAGTTGTTTCTACATCTAATATCTTCTTAGATTCTTCTAATCCTGCAAATGCAACTTATTGTTATATTGATGAAGAAGAAATGAAGATAACTACAGTAAATGAAAATTCTATTATTGTGGAAAGAGCACAAGACAA